GTCACGATCGGAGCGCGGCGTTGAGGGAGGACCCGGAAGCAGCGGAAATCCTTGAGGGGATGAACGTTGACCTGATGGAATCCGATTCCCTCATGGAGCAGTGGCTTGACCTGCTCGAGGCTGGTGAATGGCAAGGGCCGTTCGACGGTAAGCGAGGGGGGAAATACTGGATCAGTCCGTCGGGGAGAAAGTCCTACCGTGAGCCGAAGGTCAGGGCTAAGTCGAAGAAGACAGCCAAGAAGACTTCCAAGAAAACCAAGAAGGCCAAGGGCGTGACCAACACCCCAGAGGAAGTATTCGACTCGATGGTCTCGATGGGCCTTCTCGACGATGAAGGCAATCTGACCGAAGAAGGCCAGAGGGTTCGCGAGCGAGTGCTAGCGAAGCGGAAGGCAAAAGATGCTGAAGCTACTGCCAAGACTGAACCTAAGCCGACCGCGAAGAAGAAGGCCACCAAGAAGAAGGCGAAGGCCACCGACAAAAAGGCGGAAGCTGAGAGGAATAAAGGCTCGCATATTGACGAGAATGGTGTCCGCAGGTGGAAGCTGAAAAACGGAGAGGTGAGCCCATTTCCACCCGAAGACCGTGATGAGAACGGGAGGTTCAACCGATCAGAAAAGCCAATCAGCCAGGAGCGAGTCGAGAGAAGGCAGAAAGCCTTAGCCGGAGATGGCTTCGACAGTGAGCAGACGGCGAGAGACGCCGCCGATTTTGTCTTCCGCGTCAATGCTGAGGAATACGATTTCATCACTCAAGGAAAGACCGACCCGACAATCAAAGCCAGGTTGATGCACGGTGACAGGGAGTTCTATTCTCAAGACGGATCCGAGGGGTCCAAGATGGATATGATTCGAAGCTGGCACAGGCAAGGACGCTGGGCAGATCGCACTAGAAAGTAGAAATCCCCATGGCTGACCCAGTCAACAGGCGAGCCATCCAAGCGGACTTCTCCTCTAGGCTTTCACGCCTTGGGGTGAAACATCGCCGGGAGTTGCAAAACCTCCTGGGTGACCCGCCTGACATCATGAACGTTCCTGCCGATTTCTGGACACGTGTCCAGAAAGAGACGGAGGACACGGCAGCGGCATTGCTCCTGCTAATATTCCTTGGTACGGGTACGCGGTTTGGGCTCAAGCCGAACGAATCCCAAGCCAAGGGTTTAATATTTGCCCAGCAGCGAGCGAGGTTCCTGGGATCGGAGTTTGTCCAGGCATCCAGAAAGCGACTTGAGCGGGCCAGTGCGGAATGGCGAAGGCGTGCACGCATCGGGGAGCGGATCACTCAGGCAGATGTGAGGTTGCAGACTGTCCCGGTATTTGGGCCAACTCGCGCTGACACGATCGCGACCACGGAGACCACGGTGGCGGCTACAGCGGCGACTCGAGAATTAAAGGATGATGCGGAAGGGTTTAATGTCCCGGACCTGAAACTGATCTGGAAACTTGGCCCGTGCAAGCACTGCAAGTTCTGCCCTTACATGCACAATCACTCACGATCTTTCTGGGGTCAGTTCATGCCGAAAGGCCCCCCAGCCCACGTAAATTGTTGCTGTACTCTCGAATGGATGCCCGGAACCACTAAGGAACCACCGATCCCTAGTACCGCGGCGGTGATGAAAGCGGCGAAACAATCCGGCATATTCCGGTAGCTGAGTTGACGACTCAACCACTTGTGGGAATAATTAACCTTGACTTGTCCAGACACCCTCCGGCCAAGTCTGCTCACTCAGGGGGAGCTACTCACTCCCCCGACTTTTTCAGAGGTACAGAGATGGCAAGGAAGCTACACAATCTCACTGAGACCACCTACGGCACGCCTACCAAGGTTGACGCTGAGAATGGCGTGATCGAGGGGGTGAAGATCCTTGGGGAGAAGTCCAGGAATGGACGGCGGTATTCCCGTAAGGCCATGGAGTCTGCCGCTGAATACTACGATCAAATCAAGGTCCAACTTAATCACCCGGACCGCAAGAACCCCAACGCTGAGCGACGAGTCGAGGACACATTCGGCGAACTCCGAAACGTCAAGGTAAAGGACGATGGAGTGTATGGGGACTTACACTACCTCACCAGTCACGCACAAGCTGAGCCCATCGCGGAGATGGCCGAGCGTATGCCCAACCAGTTTGGGCTAAGCCACAACGCAGAGGGCAACTTAGTGCAACAGGGTGATGAATGGGTTGTCGAATCGCTGGACTCGGTCCGCTCCGTTGACGTGGTAGCGAATCCAGCAACCAATAAGGGACTGTACGAATCGGAGCAACCGAGAAGAAGGAATCGAACCATGAAACTATTGGAATACCTCGGGAGAGTCCCGAAAGGTACAAAGGGCAAGACCCAATTTATCGAGATGGTGGCGGCGGATGAGGAGCTGGCTGAACTACCAGTTGCGGAGGAAGCCCCGCTTGTCCCCACCGAGGAAGAGATTGCGGCTGATCCTGGGTTGGCCGACGCAACCGCTTCTGGTGATGAGATGATGCTCGAAGCTCTCCGCACCATGATCATGGAGAAATTCGACGATTCATCCCTCGACCTCAAGGGCACCATCGCGGCGATCAAGGAAGTGCTCAGCAAACACCCCGAACTCGTGCCCGGCGAAAACGCTGGTGGCGGTGAAGGTGGAGGCGAAGGCGGCGGCGAATCCTCCGGCGATGGTGGTGGCGAAGGTGGCGGATCGGAAGACGAAGAACTTGCCGAGTCGCTTCGCCAGCAGGCACGCGACAATAACAAGCTGCTACTCGAAAGCCTCGACATCCAGGCGACTCCAGGGCGGGTTAACGCTCTGACCGCTTGTGGCACTGACCAGCAGGCCAAGAAGGAATTGCTCGCCGGTTGGGGTGGATCTAACAATCGTGGAGTCCCTCGCCCACCACGTTCGTCGAGCGTTCTCGAAAGCCAGGGCCGTTCACGATCTGGCAGTGCCTACGACTCGTTGAAAGATGACAGAGAAGCGGTCTTCGGTAAGGCCGAGTAACTAATACACTCACCGAAAGGGGCAAGGCGAGCGATCGCCGAGCCTAAGACTGGCCCACCGGGAGTAGCTACCCGGAAGAGGCAATAACACTCGATCTACCAGTTATTGGGGTAGGCGATAGTAATCGTCTGCCCCTTTTTTATTGGAGATCGACAAATGAGAGAAATCTCACTTCCTGATAGCGCACGGTGCATCAAGCTCTCCCACGGGTTTGATGACGATTTTGATCATCTCGTAACAGCAGACCGGTGGACGACCATTGTGTCTGACTCTGGTTCTGTCTCCGTCGGCGACTCTGTCGGTGGGATCGCGGTTATCGATCCTTCCGATGGCACGGTAGGCGACAACGATGAGTCCTATCTCCACCTGACCAACGAGCTATTCAAGTTCGCTGACGGCAAACCGCTCGACTTTGCTGCTCGCGTCCAGTTCTCAGAAGCCAACACTGACGACGCCAATATCTTGGTAGGTCTGATATCTGGCGCAGCAGCTAACTCACTCCAGGACAACGGAGCGGGTCCACCTGCCTCCTACTCAGGAGCAGTATTCTTCAAAGCCGATGGCTCCACCAAGTGGAGCTTTGAAACCTCCCTTGATGGCACTCAGACCACCACCGAGACCAGCAAGACAGCTGGCGGGGCGGGCTACGTCACCCTGGGTATCCGGGTTCTCTGCCCACGCGCGAATGAGCTGACCATCATTCCGCTTATTGATACGACTGGTGGAAACGATTTGAAGCAGTGCCAAGACGCGAATGGCAACCTGATCAATCACACCATCACACTCGGTTCGCCTACTGAGATGGCGTTGATCTTCGGGGTCAAGAACGGATCGGCGAGTAACCAAGAGACCCTGAACGTTGACTATGTGAGCTGCTGGCAACTTCGCTAAGCGGGGCTGGAATAGAGAAGAATTACCAACCGGAGAATCACGGATGTTTCATAACAGAAGAACGGCTAGCCAGTCCCGCCGATTGCTTGAAGCAGCGATCCAGGACGGCACCCCACGACGGTTCTACGAATCCTTGTGGGAAGGACTTCGCAGGCGACAAATCTCGCCGGGCGAGATCTCGATTAAGAACATGTTCATCATGGCAGTGGAGAATGGGGCGGAACTCGTCGAGAGTTTCAATCCTCGAAATCGCAATTCCTCCACTGGCATCAACCTCATGGAAGCCGGTGGTGCAATCGACACCACTCACTTTTCCAACATCTCGGGGCAGATCGTTTACTCTGAGATCTTGGATAAGTTCGAGTCTCCCGAATTGATCGGGAACAACCTTGTGACGAATCGACCGACTCAGTTCAACGGTGAACGGGTGCCGGGAATCGGGATGCTTTCTGACGACGTTCAAGTCGTTGGAGAGAACGAAGAGTACCCCCGCGCTGGGACGCCGGAAGAGTTCGTTGACACCCCGGAGACCACCAAGCGGGGCTTGATCGTCGAGCTGACCAAGGAAGCCATCTTCTTCGATCGCACGAACGACCTCGTAGCTCAGGCTAGCGCGGTTGGTGATGTACTATCGGTTAACAAGGAAAAGCGAATCCTTGACACCATCTTCGGCATTACGACAACCTACCGCCGAAATGGTACGGCCGCCCAGGCAACCTACGGCGACACACACACGAATGGGGACTTTGACAACCTCGTCGCGTCGAATGCGTTGGTGGACTACAACAACGTCGATACCGCCCTCCAGGCATTCGACCTAATGACTGACCCAAACACGGGTGAGCCGATCGTGATCAGCTCGATCGATATGGTCGTCCCTCGTGCATTGCTCATGACCGCTGCCCGCGTGCTTGAAGCAACTGGCATTGAGCAGGGAGCAATTGACGCGAACACTCCGAGAACGATGGGTCCAAACCCACTCAACTCTCAGACGGTCACGCGTCGTCACTCGTTCAATATTTGGGAATCCCCCTACGTCAAGAACCGCACAGGCTCGAACTCCACGTGGTTCCTCGGGGACTTCAAGAAGGCGTTCCGCTACATGGAGAACTGGCCGATTACCGTGGTCCAGGCTCCTGCCAATTCGGAAGCCGAGTTCAACCGGGACGTGGTTAGTGCCTACAAGGCATCCGAACGCGGAACCGGTGCGGTTTATGAGCCTCGGTTCGTGATTAAGTGTACTGCATAAGCGGAGAACAACTATGGCTAAAGATAAAGAGAAACCTACTGACGATCCGAAGGCCGCCGACACCAGTCCGGACAAGGATAGTCAGCCAGAACAGGGTGATCCTGAAATCCTCAATCTTCGAAAAGAGATTGAGGCGATGAAGAAGGATATCGCCGAGAACAAGGAGCTGAAGAAGAAACTCGCGAATGTTCGTGAGGAGAATGCCAAGCTCCGGGCCGGTGGCAAGTCGTTGGACGTCACCCAGTTGGGCGACAAGCACAATAAGTCGTTCCGAGTCGTCGCCCTTGGCAGTACCGCCGAGAGATACGGCATGACTGAGGACGTGATTGAGCGGGCCTTCGATGAGTCGGAGGCCATCCGTCAGTACATGTCGAAGTACGAAGTCGACATCAACGACGTGAGCAAGATCACCTGTCACGTCTACCCTAACGGGAAGGCGAAGGAAGCTACAAAGCAGGCGGCGTAATGGCCACAAATACTGAAAACCTCACTGCCCGCCGTGATGCGATCTACGCAGAGTTGGCGGCGCTGGATTCCACCAAGGCTGGCGGCAAACCGAACACTTCGGGGGCTGGTGCCACGGTGGATCATGTCGGCTACAAGAAGTCGCTCTATGACGAGCTGAAGCAAATCAATGAGCTGATTTCGGCGGCTGACGGTGCGGTTGAGGTGATCAGTTATGGCTGTTAAGGACTCGTTCGCGGACGATTACAAGTTCTGGGAAGACCCCCAGATCATGACTCTGAGGACGAGCCGTCATACAAACGGAGAGCAAACGGACGCTTTGTACTGGGACGACTCTGGGACTACGCGAGGCGCAGTAGCTCAAGGGGACCTGACCAGGGCAAGAAGCACGTTTGGATTAGCGAACGTCACTGGTGACGAGCGGTTGTTCATCCTCCCGGCGTCACTAGTGATAAACGCTGATTCGGTTGTTGTCGGTGACCTGCTCCAGGCTGCGGAGATTGAAGATGTGGATTCCGAGACGGAGACCTGGCGGATTACTAACGTCCAGGAGGTCCAGCTTGGGAATCAGTACATGTGCCTGTGCGTAAAGGCGTGATCTGATGGCTGACTCTCGCCACATGAAGATACTCGAGGAGATCCAGTCCGAGATACGCGGGTTGGACCTGAAGGAGATCAAGGACGAGAACGTCACCATAATGACCGTTCCCGAGACAGGCGAGCGAAATATTAAAGGCTATCCCGGTGTGCTGCTTGGTCCTTTTGGCATTGAGAACCTTCAGGGGCAAGGCACCAATGCTAGCGAAGATATTGGATACCCTTGTGCGGTCATCCTGGTAGACAAGAGGCCGACCACGAGTGAGGAGCCGCTCGATAAGTGGCTGAAGTGGCGTGAGGATATCGTTGACCACTTCATTCACAATCGGCAGTTGTTCACAACGATTCTAAGTTCGGTTCATGACATTACCTGGGAGCCGTCATCGATCGCGGAGACAGCGGCTTGGTTTGGGAAACAGAAGTTTGTGAGCTCCTTCACGCTGCGGGTTCAGGGTAGGTATCAGCGGAGAGCATCATGACCCAGGAGGTTGAACTTGACGATCTGGCTGGTGTGTTTGCAGATATTGGTCGGCAGTTCGAGAAGATTGACTATCAACCAGCCCTGGCTGACTTCATCCTCCAGCTTGAAGAAGATCACAAGAGGCGGTTTGGCCTTGCAGTCAGCCCAAGTGGGGAGCCGTGGAAGCCTCTATCCGAGGCAACGGTTGCCAAGAAGAAACACGACACAATATTAGTTGAGACCACTGAACTTTACCGGCATCTGACCTCAGGTGAGGGGATCCGGGAAGTGACACCCGGAGAAATGATTTTCGGGACTGACCGAGCGGGAGCGGGAGCCCACCAAGAGGGGGCTCCAAGTCGCAACCTTCCGGCGAGACCCCACACGGGGATCCCGGAAGAGTTGCTGGCGTCTTTTGTAGACCAACTGGCTGACCACACGGTAGAGGAGTTGACCGAATGAGCCACACGATTTTTCCCACCTACGGGGACTACATCATCGTCGGCAGGCCGGATGACGACTCACATACTGGCTGGGTCTATGCGTTGCTTGACGGGGACTACAACCGCAAGCACTTCTCTCCGGAGCTCGGCGAGCTGAAGGCACTGGCCAACAACTTGGTTAACGGTGCGGACACGGACGGTGATGACGATGGGTCGGTTGATCCAGGATTCGAATAACAGGGACGGAGCTTAAGCTATGGCAGCCTCGATGGGGCATCAGGCCCAATTGTGCATGGACGCTAGCGCCATTGACGGATCTAGCGAACCGTATGAATTCGTCTCTGAATCGCTCGCCGAACAGGCGGAGATCCTGGACACCAACGGAATCCGGGGGACCAGGTCTCACTCCAAGGAACGGACTCGGCAAGGTCTCAAGCAGGTCCAGGGACAGATCACCTTACACCCATCCCCGCTCGACTTAGACAATCTCCTGCCTCGCATCCTCGGGGCTGCGGAGTCGTCGGACTCCTTCGCGTTGGCCGAGACCCTGCCCGAATTCAACGTGATGATTGATCGGGTCGCGGACGCCTTCCTTTATTCAGCCTGCCAAATCTCGAAGGCTACCTTCCGAGGTTCAGCCGGTCAGTATGTGGAACTCGTGCTAGACATCATCGCCAAGACGGAGACCGAGGGGCAGACGTTCCCATCTCTTACCCTCGGCACCTCGGTAGCCGATGAACCGTTTGTGTTCTCCGATGGGGTGATGACCCTGCAGGGTGCAACTCGCGAGGTGTTCGATTTTGAACTGGTCATCGACAACGCGGGATCGGCACGGTACACGATCGGCTCGAACACGGCGACCGATATCTTAATCTCAGACCGCATCGTGACGCTGGGCACTAACTGTGCCAATGTCTCAGGGAACGCGGCATTACTCAAGCAGGCTACGGGTGGCGCGGCGGGAACGCTGGTCTTCACGAACGGCAACGTCTCGACCACCTTCAGTTTCGCGGCACTCCAGGCACCTAACAAAACACCTACCGTGACCGGTAAGGGTGAGATCCCGATCAACCTTGAGATGACCGCCCGCAAGAGCGGATCGACCAATGAGATCGTGATCACTAACGACAGTAACTCAGCAAGCTAACCATCATTTTAAGCGGAGACAAAATGAGCGAATCGAACGGAGTCAGTGCCTTCATTGATGACGGCTACACGATCGACTTCTTCATCAGAGGCGAGGAGGGGTTATACCCCCCAGTTCGGGGAAAGTATCGACCGATGATCTCCACTGAGATTCTAAGGTCGAACGACGCTGTTAGGAAAGCGACGGACGCCGCTGCCGGAGAGGTGGTGCTCGCTCAGTGGATGGCGAAGCGAATTATCGAATGGGACATCAAGAACAGAGATGGGGAAGATGTCCCGATTAGTCCAGAGACCATAATCAAGATGAACCCGAGGCTCAGCAAGAAACTCCACGAGTTGGTGTACAGCGTATCGGCTCCGGAGAAAGATCCAGCAAAAAACTAAGGACGGGGGTGTACCTTGCCATTACTCATCCCACTGTTGCTTTTCGCGACTGTGGAGATTGTCTCCGCTATCAATATGACGAGAGAACCGGAAAGCGAGAGACAAACCGGGATGGAACCCCCAAGAAGAGAGTGGGGAAGCCCCCATGCAAGTACGTCGTTGACACGCGGACGAACGAGACTCGTTGTCCAAAGGGGACGCCGGAGGACGATTGTTCTCTGACCGACCAGAACCTCCAGGCATGGTTGCACTACCAGGAATGCCGGGCGGTGGGACAGTTCCCGGATGACCCGATCGTCCGACAGAACGCGAGAATCATTCAGTCCGTTGAGGACCAGTTGGATCGCTCGCACAAAGAGCAGTTGATTAAGACCTTGGAACTCATAGCAAGGCGGTAAATCGTGGAAACGATCAGGGATGTAGTCGTCAAACTGAGGTTGGAGCAGACAGGTGAAACCTCGCTCAAGGCTCCGACTATCGAGAAGGTCAAGGAGACCCTCTCCGACGCTACAGCTACGGCCGCTAAGTCCTCCAAGGCGATCGAAAAGGACATCGCCGAAGCGACCAAGAAGGTTGAAGTTGAAGCTAAGAAGGTGGAGACCGCCCTCGACAAAATATCCAAGAAGGCAGAGGAGAACTTAGAAAAGTCCCTGCAGCTAGCTGACGGCTTTGTCCAGTTTGGTGAAGGTGCTCTCACTACCCTTCGTGGTGTGACCCTTGCCATGGTCGATGGCAACGACGAGCTGACCGAGACGGTCGAAAAAGTAGCCCAGATACAGGGCTTCATCGACATCTTCAAGGGTGGAATAGAGACCGTCAAAGGCTACACGGAAGGGATGAAAGCCTTAAAGGCTCGCACTGGTGCAGCAACCGCTGCTCAAGCTGCTCAAGCTGTAGTCACAAAGACCGTGACGGTCACGACCACAGCAGCGACCACCGCCGTCACTGCCCTCAAGGCTGCCCTTGGCCCGGTGGGTCTCGCGATCGCAGGCGTCACCGCCGCGGTTGGCGTGCTCGCCGTTGCCTGGAACTTCTTCTTCTCGGATG